CCTGTTGATTGGAATGACAGAGAGCGTTTCCATCTTTTTGCAGGATTTGTTTTGGGTATTGCAAAGTCTATGGGAATTGTGCTAAGATGGGGAGGAGATTGGAATATGAATTTTGAAGTAGACGATAATAACTTTGACGATTTTCCACATTTTGAATTAAAAAAATAAACGGAGAAACTATGGTAAAACGAGCAATTGTTACGCCTGATAAACATTTTCCACATGCTGATATACCAGCTATTAAAGCTGTATGTAAAGCAATAAAACTAGTAGAACCTAGTATATATGTAGATTTAGGTGATACTGGAGAGTGGGAGGCTTTTTCAAAACATAAATGGAGAGGTAAGCAAAAACCTCCATTAGAATATTTAGTAGACGATTTTGACAGAGATGTTAAAAATGTTAATGCAGGTATGGATATTATCGATGAAGCTCTTGATAAAGTTAACTGCAAAGAAAAACATTTTGTAGAAGGTAATCATGAAAATTGGTTAAACTTAACTGTTAAAGAACATCCATATCTACCTCAATACTTAGTGCCTAATGCATTAAAATTAAAAGAAAGAGGTTATGAATACTCTCCTATGGGTCAATATTTAGACATAGGAAAACTTAGCTTTTATCATGGGCATCACTATGGAGGTCAATATCATACAGCAAACCATTTAAGAAAGTTAGGATGCAATATAATGTATGGTCATTGGCATGATTTACAGCATATGTCTGCAACACATAAAGATGGGCCAATAGGAGCTTGGAGTATAGGTTGTTTAAAAGACATGTCTGATGAAGTCAATGCTTGGCTTGGACATAGAAAAATTAATTGGGCACACGCTTTTGCTATAGTAGATTATTATGACAATGGTAGATTTACTGTAGATGTAGTCCAAATAATAGATGGAAAGGCTAGAGTATGGGGCCAATTAATAGATGGAAATAAATAATGGATTGGTTACAAATATTAGAAAGATATGGTGTACCGTTAGTAGTTGCAATAGCATTTTGGTTATTTATACAAAAACAAAATAAATACATTCAAGATGAATTGTCAAAAGAACTAAGAGAATCTTTTGGTAGAGTTGAAGGAATATTAATAAAGTTAATAGACCAACAAAAGAAAATGCAATTAGAGCAAAAAGGTATAGAAAATAGTTTTAAAACACTAGTTACTATAATAGCAGAACTTAGTGGTAATGGATTAAAAGATAAGTTTTTAAGAATGCAAGAGAGAAATGAAAACAAAAAATACTAAAGATGATTTAATTTTATCACATCTTGAATACATCAGAACAAGAGTTGATGAAATAAATGGTAGAGTTAGACAAAATGAAAATCAAATATCTTGGATAAAAGGTATAGGTTCTTCATTTGTTTTTGTTGTAAGTGTAATACTTGCATGGTTAGGATTAGAAAAATAATGGATTTTATTATGGAACATTTTAGAGATTTGTTATATTTTATGGCAGGATTTATGACTACATTTTGCTTAGGATATATGTTGCATAAGGAGGAATAATGATACAAGCGATTTTAGTTAAAATGATATTCAATGGTATTTATAAGGCCATACAAAGAAAACATAATTTAAATAAAATAGATGATTATGTTAATAAACCTAATGAACTTGACAAACAAATGAAGCAAGTTCAAAAGAATTTAAATAAGGCTTTAAAATACATAGAAGTATTAGAGAAAGACGTAGGAACGTTGAAAAATGATTCTCATCCACCTATAAAAGGACTGGAGAGAAGATTGAGAAAACTAGAAAAAAAATAGGAGTATAATATGGAATTTATACAAGCAAACTGGGAATGGTTTTTATTAGGATTTATGGTAGTAGAAAAAGCTATTAAATTAAGTCCAAGTAAAAGTGATGATATGTTACTTGATATGATTATTAAGCCAATAATAGAAAAAATAAAACCTAAAAAATAATGGCTAAAACTGTTTGGAAAATAGATAAATTTGAAGGGGGTTTGAATGATTATTCAGACCCCAAAGATATCAAGTCTAATGAATTTGCTGATATTAATGATGCCTTTATTGGAAAGGCTGGTTCAGTAAGACCTTTAGGTAGATGCATTAATAGTGATATTATTCCAAAAACAGATATTAAAAATGATATAATAGCAGGTGAAGGGGCATATGCATTTAAAACTAATTATGGATTTAATATTATACAAGATGATTTATCTGAAAATACTCAATATACATTAACTCGTACTCAAACAGCTAATAATGGAGAGTATGCTAGAGCTCGATTTAAAATAGTATCTATGGTATGGGCTTTTACTAGTTCTAATGACCTCTATGCTAACCACAATGAACCTATGGCCAACCATGATGATTTAATTATGAGCCAAGGAGCTTTAAAACTTACAATGTATTTAGGCTCAACTGCTATTACTGCAGAGCAAACTGTTTTGACTTTTAATGGTGATTCTGATGGAAGTTCTAGTTGGTTTGATGATGCAACAAGAACTAGTCCTCCTGGAAGTGAAGGAAGTGCTGGATATTATGGTGACGGTGATGCTGCTAAAAACTTTGCTTATCCTTATAATATATGGACCCATCATTCAAATCAAAGCAATATACTATATGATGTTCCAGGAAATAGTTACGACCATATATTTGGAGGATATAATCCAACATATGAACAAGATATAAATCTTAATAGTCTTTTTTATTCAGATGGTAGTATGACCTCAAGTCAGAATAATTTGTATATACTGCAACCTCCAAATGGTATAGTTCAAAATGGTAAAAATTCTTATGATAAACCTTTAGGAAACAATGCTAGATTTGGAGTAGGTCCTTATTATTTTGAAGGATATACTGTAAGTGATTTTCCAATAACAAATACTTATTGGGATAACCGTCCTTGGGTTGGTCAATCACGATATGCGTCTAGCGTTGGAATTATGACAGAAGAGGGTAGAATAAATCAAACTAGTCAAATTATTAAACCTCATGTTCCAGAATATAGTACAAATGCAGGAGGTTTTTATAATAATGAATTAACTGGTAATTTATTTAATGAATATAATCCACTAATTGCAGCATTATACAAAAATTTAAAGGCATCTATTAATGCATATACATCAACAAGTGGCATAGTATGTACTTGGACTGATGGAGATAATGATGACCAATTAGCTGGATTAGAAATTAGAGCTAACACTGTAGGAACAACTTTTAATAACGCTAATATAGAATTTACTTTAAATTCTTCAGGACTTGAAGGAACTGTTACTCAAGTTACACAAACAAGAGGAACAACTAATTTAAACTTATTAACAACTGCAGATAGAGAAGGAGATACGATAGATGTTGATAAAGAAAATGGAGTTGTATTATCAGGACAAACATATATGTCTGGTGGAGCAGTTGCACTAGCAGATACATACACTATTACTTTTTCAGGAGGATTTAATAATGGTGATGAAATATTTATATCTGTTAATCCAACAGGAGCAAATGTTACAGCTACTAATTTGCAAGTAAAAAACATGTATGCTAGTTTAAATGATTTAGCGTCAGCAGTAGCGACTGCAATAAATACTGTAAGTACTATAAGTGCTAGTTCTGACGGTGCTGTAGTTACAGTTACAGGAACAGCAGGGACAGCAAATGGATTTAATATAAATATGATAGTAACCCCAGATATACATTCTAATATTTTTCAAAATATATTTTATGACCGAACTCGAGAAGATAAACAATATATTTTATTAAATAAATCTGGAGATTTACATATTGGTTCATCTATTAATTATAAAAGTAATTTTAAAATATATAGTACAAATAATTCTTCATGGCTAGATATATTTTCAGATGAAAATTCTAGTTTAAATCCTTTGCAATCAAGTTTTCCAACTACTTCTTTTTTTGATTGGTATTACACATCTAATAATGACAATAAACCATCAATAGTAAGTAATGGAGAAAGAGTATTTCTTAGTGATGGAAATTTTAGTTTAAATAATAATAATAAATACTTTGGTTTTATAGATAATAGTTATTTTTTCAGTAATCCTAATGTTGATGATTTTGATAATAATGGATTTACATTTGTAGGAAGAACATTTGGATGGTTTTTAGAAGATTCTGCTAAAAAATGGACATTTACACAAGGCTCAACAATAAATTCTTTATGGACTTTTCCAGACAAAATGGGTGTTAGAATAGATGCAAATAGTAGTATTAGTACTGCACATAATGCTGATGAAGCTAAAATGGAATTTAAAATATATACAGCAACAGGTGATGGAATAGATTGGTCAGGAAAAATAAAAGTATATTTAGCAGCTGTATATGATGATGGGACAGAATCACTCCCTGGACATCAATTTACTTTTTCAGGAGGAAGTCAAACACTTGATTTATCTGCAGATGCTTCTAGTTTAAAAATAGAATGCTCTATTAGACCTCAAAATGATAGTGGTCAATATTTATTTAATGATAGAAGAATAACAGGAGTAAGATTATATTATACTAGTGATGAAGATGATTATGAAATGTTTTACAATTTAGGGTTAGCAGATTTTAATAAAGGATTTATTAGGGCAGCAGAAATACAAACATTAGATGATACTACTGGAAATGCTTCAAGGTATGTTTGGTCAGATAATGGACAAACAGGAGCAAATGCAGTTAGATTATGGGATATGGATGCTGCTAGCAATAATCAAATAATTGAATACACAACACAACCAAGAATGGATGATTATGTTAGTATAAATGAAATAGAGCTAACTACTAGTTCAATGCCTACAACTTTAGATGTTAGATATAAAGCTATTTGTATAGCTGGAAGAAGAGCATTTATTGGAAATTTAAAAATTGTAGATAATAATGGGACAAAATATTATAACGATAGAATGATATTTAGTCCTCAGAATAATTTTGATATATTTCCTAATTCTGATAGCAATATATTAGAAATAGAAACTTTTGACGGTGATGAGATAATTGCATTAGCTTCTTATGGAGATAAAGTTTTACAATTTAAAAAAGATGTTTTATACATATTAGATATATCAGGCGAAGCTTCTAATTGGTCTGTTGAATCTAGAGACCTTTATAAAGGTATATTAAATAACCATTCTTTTTGTGAAACTCTTGAAGGTATTTTTTGGTTTAATAAATATGGTGCTTATATGTATAATGGAGAAGAAACTATTAATTTATTTTTAACTGAAAATGAAGAAAAAACTACTAATAGAATTAATTTAGAAACTTGGGAAAGCTTTGTATCTTCTGAATCTGTATGTGGATTTAATCCAAAATCTAGAGAAATATTTGTTGTTAAAAAAACTAACCAAACAAGCAATGAATCAGATGGTGATTGTTATGTTTATAATCTTATGACTAAATCTTGGGTTAAAGGTTCTGATAAATTTTATACAGGAGGTAAAATAACTAATTTTATAAACGTAGGAGATTTAAGACAATTAGGATTTTTTACATCTGTAGACCGAATACCAGCTGTTCCTAAAGGAGAAAGCAATAACCCAGGAGTTCCTTTTTAATGGCAACTAAAGTATCAGGATTAAGATTGTGGGAAGAAACAGCGTCTGAAGCTGTTAATAGAGATTTTACAATTCAAACTAAACTAAATGATTTTGGAAATCCTTTATATAAAAAAAAGATATATGGTTGGTATGTTAATCTTACTCAAGGCTCTTCTAATAAAGTTTTTACTTTTTCTTTATATTGGAGAGAAAATACTACAGATGCATGGAAGTATTTAGGTTATTTTTCTAATGTTTCTAGTTCTGCTAGTTCTACAACTGATAATAGTCATTATTATACAGAGCAGTTTCCAGGCTTTGGAGTTAAGACATTACAAATTAAACTTGTTGGAAATTATGTTTCTGGAGATGTTGGAATTAATGATTTTGGTATAATGTATAGAAATTATAGAGAATCATCAGGAGAAAGATTTGATGAAACTTAAAAACGTCAAATCTAAATTAAACAGAAAACAAAAAGCTTTTTCTAGTGGAAAGGGTACACCTAGTTATAAAGAAGGCTCAAATGGAGATATTACTGTAAGAAATATTTCAGGCAAGGGTTTATTCTTGTATTACAAATATCAAGGAAAATGGTACTCTACAAGGCTTAATAAAATAAATCCTAAATATGCTGAAGATAAAGAATCTGTTGTTATTCCTAAAGGAAGAAAACCTAGAAAATCTGGAGAATTAACATTACATTCAGGTAATTTAAAAGCTAAAAAAAAAGAAGGTGTAACTAATCAAGTTGCAACTATGAGCAGTTCTAATATTCTTGATATAAATGAAATACAAACTCAAAGAACTACTACTACAGGAATGGGAACTGATAATGGAGGAACGTCAGATTTTAAGTTAGTAAATACAACAGGACATAGCTATATACATATTGAAACTCAAGGAAGTTCTTATGACCCATATATAATGTTTGCATATAGACAAGTTGGAGAATCAGAAGCATTAAAGCAATGGACTATTGGAATGGATAATAGTGCTACAGATACACTTAAATTTCATTATAAAGGTTCAGGAACTGCACCATTAACACCTTCTTCTACTGCTGGAGGAGGGTCTGCAAATTCAGTAATGGAATTAACAAATTCAGGTGCATTAAGTGTTTCTGGAACAGTTACAAGCAGCAATGGAGTTTGTGGTGGACCTACCGTTACTAATCATATTACTAATGATGCTGATGATGTTATGAATGGTAATTTAACATTAAGAAAAGTATCTGATGATGCTAATGCTGCTGAATTAATTTTACAAAAAGAAAGGTCTGATACTACAATAGATGACAATGATTATGTAGGCAAAATATTATTTAAAGCCTATGATGACCAAGGAACTCCAGAGATAATGACTACTGGGCAAATAAGTAACCAAGTTTTAGATGCTTCTTCTAATGATGAAATTGCAAAAATGGCATTATCAGTATTAACAGATGAATTTTCAGATGCTGATGTTCCTACGAATTTTTTAACTGCAAAAGGTATATCAACTGGATTTGGCAATGTTCAAGTTAATTTAGGAGCAAACTCTACTACAGATACTTTTATTCATGGTCAAACAAAATTTACTGCATCAGTTAATGGCTCAGAGGCTACAAATGGTAAAATACATGTATTTCCTTATGCTACTTCTGTTAGCCCTTATATATTAATTGAGTCATTAGCAGATAATGGTGATTATCTTAAATTGCAAACAAATGCCTCAGGAGCTTCAACAATATCTACAGTTGATGATGGAGGAACAGAAGCAGATTTAACATTAGACCCAGATGGAGAATTAATTTTAACCCCTGTTACAGAAGTTCAATCAGATGCTCCTTTAAAAATTAAAAAAATTGCTGATGCTGTTGCAGATACAGGAAATTATGGGCAAATATGGGTTCACGATACAGTACCTGTTGAATTATGTTTTACAGATGATGCAGGCACAGATATAATTGGTATTGGTAAATATGAATATGATATTAAATTTATTGGATATAATGGTTATGGAACTGCTTCTTATTTGCCAATAAATGGATACATTTTTGACCAAACATCTACAACAAGTAGAAACGAATACCATAGTTTTATTGCTCCTTATAATGGAATAATAGAAAAAGTTTCATTTAGAAGTGAAATTGCACAAGATGGAGATTTAAGATTAGATGTATTAGAATCAGCAGATGGAACAGAAGTGCCAGGTACAGGAATTTTCAGAGGTTTAACAACAGTAGATATAGCAGATGATACATATCAAGAGTTAGATATGGCAAATCCTACTGTAGGGACTGCATATGCACCTTTAACTAAAGGTAGAATTTATGTTTTATATTTAGTATGTCCATCTGCTCCACAAGATACAAATGTTACAGTTGTTTTTAAATGGGATATAACTACTTAATAATAAATATTGGATTAATATAGAATAATGGATATATTTAACAGACAAATTATAGAGAATAATTATGGCTACAATTAGAAGAAGAACTGGTGTAAGGCAAACACCAGATATTAGAGATAAAGAGCAATCACCACCACCTCCAGTAGGAATGGCAATGACTGTTGGAAATCTTGGTATGAAAGTTGCTGAAATGAAAGATACAGCAGTTAAAACTAAAGTTACAGAATCAGGTATATTAAATAATAAAGTTAGTGACACTAG